CCACGTGTTTCTTTTACAGAAGCAAACGTTCCTTTTGATGTTCCTGTCATTATGTCTGTTGGTTCGTTTATACCAGCAGCGACAAGTTCTTTTATGTCTGTATCTTCATCCCTGAGTGGGGATAGCTGTGGATTCCTACATTCTAAGGTCATGCCGGGTGGTAGAACCAATGTTGAACCGGGTGTCTTTTTTGCTGCTATACCAGTTGACGCTCTCTGCTCTGCGGTCATTGCCGTCCAAAGCCTAAACGCCTTAGTATCTGTTATACTGAAAACCCAAAGATATGAACCTGATGATTTCTTGTGGTCTATTTCGTACTTCTTAAGGTTCTCATAATGATTAAGCCATTCAAGGGTCGTCCTTAGATATGATATTGCACGTTTTGTTACGAACCCTCTATCCCAAGATACTATAAACTGGTTGTAACCGCCAAACTGTTTGAACTTTTTATTTCCACTTCTTGAGCGTTTTTGTAATGATTTATTATAATCTATGTTTTTTGATGCTGTATTAACAAGTTCTGGATACCTTGCTATAAAAATAGACGGTATTTGAAACTTCTCTGTTCCGTTATCAATAAGATAAAACAAAGGCATTAATGTTTTTGTTGGATGCCAGATGATACCAGAATCGTCAGAACCTCCCGATACGTTTGATGGGTCTAGGAAGTCAACCTCTATAAATCCATCAGTATGAAGAGTTAGAATCAGGAAAAGCTCACCTTCCACGTTTGCTCTTGCAACGTATTTAGGCCAATAATTATACAGCCTGTTCCTTTGGTCTTGCTCAATCTCCTTAACAACCTGTAGAATATCATATATACCTGAAGTAGTCTCAAAACCAAGTCCAGTTAGCCTACCCATTTGTCCACGGACGGCTGTGTTTATATATGGTGTACGGTTGAATTTTCGCCAACATTCGGCTTGGAGGGCTTGTCTTGTACTTGAGGAGTCGTCTTTATCTGAAGATGATAGTGTGTATCCATCTGGGTCAGTGCCAACATTATCACCATCTTCTGGGTCATATTGCCACGGTGCTGAAAATTGCAACCCTTCCAGAACCTCATCAGGGAGGTCAAGGATAGCTTGCGAAATTTGCTCTTGAGTCATCTTTTCTGTAGCCACGATTTTACAAATACCACAAGATTGGTCTCTTGTCAAGTAAAAGTGACAAAAAATGTCAGTTTAGTGACAAATAATGTCACAGGTGATAAAAAGTGTCACTTTTCTATTAGATATAAAAAAAGCTACCACACAAAATTAATTGCAGTGGTAGCCAGTACAACTTATATGTTGTATTTTTAATTATACGGTATGTTTACTTCTATCCTTCAGTTCACCAATCTTACCCTTGTTAAACGATTTAACCTTTCCCCAATAACCAGTAACCCTAGTTATACCTTCAACATTAAATCCACGGTTAATCTCAACCAACAGCTGAGGCGGTGTCATTTCTCGAACCTTTGCATAATCAACAGCAGTTGCCCTCTTCTCATCGTTTAGATACCAATCAAGTTCATTGTTCCTAAACAACATCGTTTCATTCTCTTCATCATCAAACCATTCAATGTAGGTTGTTTCTTCTAAAAATTCAGTCAATTCTTCGTTTGTCATTTCTTCTCCCGTTAAAATTTTAATTGTTCTGGTGAACCCGTTACAGGATTATCATAAAAGTCTTTCCAGTACGGGTCGTCAATAGATAATGCCCTGTGATCTAACGTTGGTGCTGAATCATCTGGACTAGACCACTTGTTCTCTTGCCTTTTGTTTGAGGATGCGTATTCTAAAAAGTTAATAGCTGAAGCTGTGAGAGTTTCCATTTTTCCCCTTAAATATTATTATCTATAAATATATTATAGCACACCATTATTCAAACATGACAAAATATTTTAATCATGTGTGGATTATGTCTGTAATACGACCAGCCGTAAATAATTCGTATCTATTAACAATGTGAGAATAGTATGGTGGTTTAACATAACAACTTAATGCGATTTCTAACATAACATTACCTGTATATTTTAAAAGTCATTAATTGCTATTCATTCGTTGATCTTTTAATTTCTATCTGTTCCTTTATTCTTGGCAAAAGCATGTCAATGTCTGGTGTGCTTTTACCCTTAAAAAAATCTGATACCATATCAACTAAAATCTCATGTTCGTCACATTCTGGGACTTCACCGCTACCGATATCGTCTACAGAAGCATATAAACACCAGACCCCTTTTGGAATGTCATATTCTTGAATAAACCTCTTCAACCAAAATCCTTTTGGATGTGTTTTGCCCCACAGAGTAATTTCAACCTTGTTTGTTTTGGGTTCAAAATAAAGACCCTGTTCCATCTTATCCATAATTTCCTCCTAAAAGATTAATAGTATCTTCCAACCGTTCTTGGCCCACCAAACATTTCACCGAATATCATAGTTGAACTCCTAGTCCTTAAATCATCAATACCAAGTTCCCTGCCACCATAGATGTTCCAACCAAGACTAAACATACAGTCATCCTGAACACCATACTTCTGCTTCTTCTCAGGACTACCATACCACTTCTTGTCTGGGTCATGTATAAACGTAACAGCCTCTTCATACAGTATATCATCCTTCTTTGTACCTGCTACGGGGCAAACAGGGGTCTTAAACCTGCCATCTCTGTATAAGATATACAACTCACTGAAAGCATCCCTCTGCTTGTTGTAATTAGGGTACACAGCCTCAAAAGGAACATCGTGTTCTTCACACCATACCGCTAAATCCCACATTCCCCACCGTTCAGCCGTAACCTTGTCAACACCATCAAACTCCCTGTGAGCATCATCAAGTAAAGACTTCATCTCTTCAAGTGTGTTCTGCTGAAGCGAAACCAAATGAATCATGAAGTAAATGTACTTTGGAATAAAATTATCGTCTGCATCTTGAGCAGGATTCTTTAATGAACCCGGTAAACCTTTTGCAACCAAAGTAAAAATTGTTCTAGCTGATGTATTTGTTTTCATTGGGTCTGACCTATCAAACCCTGCCATAATAGCCCAACCAGTATTGTATACCTTCCCTAGTTCTGCCAAATCAAGATTACTAATCATACTACCGCCTGAAGACTTATCCCCAAGATTATATATTTTCTCAACAGGTGATAAAGCTCTCTCTATATCATCAAGCTGTGTGAACGAATCTCTGAACGGTAACCCCTTCTCTATTCCATCTTCATCATTAGAAAGTACCTTTACTTTTCTTTTCATAAGACCCATAACCTCACCGTGATTACCAATCTTACCGTTAGCACCAATGTATCTCGTTGCTTCAACCATTTCTGCTGTAAATTGCTTACGTTGACCAGCAGACCAAGTGTTCATGAAGAATCTCTCAAAGTCTTCAGCAGGGAACTGCTCTTTATACGCAAGAAGCTGTTCTGAGGTCATGTGTGGGTTCCAGAAGTCCTCAACAACACCAAACTGACTCTGCCTATGGCTGAAGTAGATAGTCTTGTCCGTACCCTTTTTAAATGCCTCGTAGAGCTTATACAGCTGATGTGTCTTTTCTGATACAGTTGAATCAATTACACCTAAAGCGTTTGGTATGTTTCTAGTAGAACCTGACAACTCAACAAAGAACTTTGGTTTCTTCATGTTGAACATCTCAGAGAACGTATAACCCGTGATATTTGATACGATACCTGTTGCGGTTGATAACGCTCTTATTTGAGATACTATCCTGCCCTTGCTGTCCTTAAGTCTTATATCCTTTTCCTGCACGTTCCTTAGACCTATCACATTCAGCAGTGGTGGGCTGTTAAGAATAATGTCACGCATAATATCGTAATGTACGAATTTGGTCTGTTCTTTTGAGTTTGCACCCAACACAATCTGCTGTCTAGGCCAGTTAAAAAACTTCCAAAGTTGTATCAAAACAGCCACTAACGAGTTGTGGGTTACCGTGAAATCGCCCCTCACGTAACGTCCGTTACCGTCCAGAGTAAAGCCGTAGTATTCACCAACACCTATGGACTTTATGCTCCTAATACCAGTAACGAGAACGTCCTTCCATTCACTTCTTTTGCGAGCCTTTTTTCTTTGTATACGAGTTGGTATAATAGAACAGTCACCAGAAATACCCATTCTATAATACTCTCCAAC